AGCCCCGAGCCGTCGTCGTCGACGCGGACGGTTTTGTAGCGCGTGTCGGTCGGTCCCGCGGGATCGACGATCTCGGAGGCCGGCCGATCGCCACCCGGTTCGACGATTTCGCTGACCTCCGTGGGGTCAACGATGATCACGACGTCCGCCTCGATCTCGACGCCGCCTTCGGTGGTTTGAGTGAACGCCGCGGTACGACCGCCACGTTCGACGCGGATCGTCGCTGTCTCGCTGTTTTCGACCCAGCCGTCGGTCGTCTCGTCGTACCAATCACCGCCGCTCGAACCGTCGGAGCTATAGGAGTAGACCGTCCCCGACCAGCCCGATTGCTGGTGAAAGTCGCGGATCAGTGGTTGGATCGCGTCGAAAGGGCCGGGCATGGCTTACAGTTTTCCGGGTATCCAGCCGTTCTTGAGGGTGCTCGACGATTCGCCGAAGCGTCCTCGCCAGCGGCTTCGATCGCCGGATAGGACTCAATCAGCGCCTTACCGACGGCTTTGCCACGTCGATCGGCCCGCCGGTGAAATCGAGTGGACCGCCGTAGTGCTCGCGGGTTGCGGCGGTTTGCAGGCGTTTCGTGGCGCTATTGGTGCAGCGTATCTTCATCGTGTCGCTCAGTCTTCTTTCCACAGTTCAGACACTCACGCGTCCACTCGCCCACACCGCTGGCGCGTTGTTGCCAGTAGTGTTCACCGTCGGCACACTCGCCCGATCGTTTATTTGTAGCGTGTTCGATGAGTTTGTCCGCCGTGGACTTCGAGACATCGAACATGGCGCTGACTTCGCGCTGGGATGGGTGAGTCGCTTGACGCTCCGTGGGGTCGTCACTATCACCAATCGTATCGAGCGCGTTATTCAGCCGCTCAATCGCGTCGGCAGCCTCGTTAGCCGCGTCGCGGATCTCGTGCAACTGTTCGGCTACTTCGTCGGTGCCACTCGCCGATACCTCTACTTCGATTCCGTTGATTTCTGGCATTGGTAGGACTCTGTGTCGCCTTCATTTCACCGCCCGCTACTGCTCATCGATCACTGCGCGAACAGGCCGTACCCCACTTCGACATCCCCGCCATCACTCGATCCCTCGAACGTCGGGGACACTGAGCGACGCGCTCGGCTTTTCGGTTTGAGCGAGTCGTCCGGACGGATCCATCTGCTTTGCCCGCTGGAACATCGATAGCGCGTCATCGGTGTCGAACGAGATCCGAGCCGACCCCTGTGTCACGCTCGACAGAGTCCCGCCACCGTCTTCCGCGTAAGCGGCGGCGATGTACGCGCCGGTGAGTTTCAGCCGCTCCGTCTTGTCCGAGTGTGGGGCGAGTTCGTCGTTGACGATCGCCTCGGCTGTCCGCACCTCGATGCCGTAGTCCGTCGACGCCTCGCCGTCGAGAATGTCGCGGACATCGTTCTCATCGACGTTGATGGACATGGATATGGGCTACTCCTCGTCAGGTTTCGCTCGCAGTATCGTCGGAGTGATACGGGCAACTCGCCGCCGGCCGGTCACACGTCCCGCCGCTCGTGAGTGGTGTGCCACACACCTCGACGTCGTCCTCGCTGTCGTCGTCCTCGAAGCGCTCCAGCTCGGGGTCTGCGTCGTCGTCCTCGATCGGTTCGAGGGTGGTCGGGTAGCGCTCGGCGATGTGTTCCGGGACGTCAACGGTCTCGCCGTCGGGATAGAGCGTCCCTTCGTGCGAGAAGCCGCCGGGGTGATCGACGCGAACGCGGACCATCGCGATCAGGCTCCCGAGTAGCGCGCGATCCCGTAGATCGAGTCCGGCTGGGCTTTCACCCACGGGATCCGGCTCGCGAGTATCTTACTTCGCCGGCCAAAGCCTCCATCCACTTCCCAGGACGTCGACGTCATGCCCTGGGCGACGACGACCTCGAAGTAGCGAGTGTCGTTTAGCATGTAGATCACGTCGCCCGCGGGCAGCCGCGGGGCCTCCTGGAACGTGAGGTAGGGGAACTTCCGTTCGAGGCGGTCCATCAGCGGCTCGTCGGTCGCGCTCGTCTCGTAGTCCCCGAGCGAGACTTCGGTCATCTGCTCGGTGGGGACTAGTACTGTGGCACCGGTCTGTCGCGGCGAGGGGTTCTCGCCGTCCGCGCCCTGGCCTTCGATCTGGCGCTGGAACTCTTCGAGGGTATCGATCACGTTCGATTCGGTGCCCCAGTCGCCCGACGCCGTGCCGGTCAGGACCTGATCGAGCGAGGAATCGAACCCACGAACCGAGAAGGGGCCGTCGCGGGTCTCGACCGATCCGGACCAGCCGTCGAACAGCAGGACGTCCTCCTTGTCCTCGATCGCCTCGCGGGCGTCCATCGCCACGCGGGCATCGAGGTCCTCGCCGAAGGCCTGGCTCTGCTGGTACTCCCGGGAGTCGATCTCCCAGTCCGAATGCACGATCGGCAACGCAACGCCGTCGAGCCCGTAGGTCGGGAGGTCCTGGCGGGAACGGGCGCGGGCGTTCATGTTCACCTCGGCTTCGGTCTGCCCGCTCGACTGCGGGCGGATATGGGCATAGCGGGCAAGCGTCGAACTCGACGTGTAGCCCTGATCGATCAGGTACTGGAGGGTGTTGGGTGCTTTCTCGTGGTCTGTGGTGACATCGTCGGAGTACTCCAGCCAGGAGTTGACCGGCATCGTCGTGTCGGCTTCGAGCTCCTGTTTGTGCTCATCGACCCATTCGCGCGAGCGAAGGCCCGCCGCGAGGTCGAACCGAGCCCACTGGGCAGGCGTAAAGGGCGAGGCCTGCCGAGAGGCGATCAGGGCTTGTTTTCGCTGGGCGGGGAAGGGATTGAACAACGCGCGTTCGTTCAACCCCGAGACCCCCTCCGCGAAGGCGATCGGGTTGTCGACGGCTGCGGTGTGTGAACTGCTCATACTGGTTACTCCAACTGGGTGACGAGAATCAGGGCCGTCTCGCCGGCGGCCGCGCCCGAGTTATCGACCGCTTCGAGCGCTTCGTACTTGGGGTTCGATCCGCCTTTGACGAGCGTGCCGTCGTCGGCCCACCCGAGTTCGTCGCCAACCGAGACGTTCGTGTTCGACGCCGTCGCGGCGTCGCCGCCGGCCTGGAGCCGGAGACGGGCCTCCTCGTGTTGGGCGAACCCGCGGGTCTCGACGTTCGTCCCGTCAACGTCGTAGGGCTCGTCGACCGGGCGAGTGCCGGACCCGAGCTGTTTGGGCGGGTTGCGCTGCTCGCGAGCGATCAGGGTGGTGTTCGCGTCGGTCGTCGAGACGGGCTGGACGTGGGCCTCACCGTTTTCGACGACGCGTTCGAGTCCCATGCCCGGTTCGACGACCGCGCCGGTCGCGAGCGGGTACTCGTCGTAATCGCCCTGGCCTAACAGCTTCGCGAAGATCGAGTTGGCCTCGCTGCTGGCGACCATTAGACGCCACCTCCCTCGACGCCGGTGCCATAGAGCTCGGCGTCGCTATCGTCCGCGTCGCCGATCGACGCCTCGATCTCTCCCCGGGTCGGGCTGCCCGCGGGCAGGCCCGCCGCGGAGGGCTGGGTGACGTTCTTGTTGATGACTTCGAGGCTCTTTTTCGAGTCGGCCATGAGCTCCTCGCGATCGTCGGCGTCGAAGTCCTCGGAGTTCGCTATGATCTCTTCGACGAGCGCCGCTTTGGATTCGGCCTCGCGGGACGCCTCGATGCCCTGGGTGACCTTCGCGGCGATCAGCTCGTCGAGCGAGTCGTGCTCGCCGAGTTGCTCGTCGAGGGCCGCCGCGACGTCGCCGGCCGTGCCGCCCGCCTGACCGGGGTCGCCGCCGCCAGGATCAGTGCCAGGGTCGGTCCCGCCGTCGGTGATCGTGCTGTGCATTGTTTCGAGGCGCTCGTCGCTCATGTCCTCGAAGAACTGTTCGTCGAAACCGTGCTCGTCGGTGAGCAGATCGATAACGTTCGTTCTGTTCATGTCTGAGTCCGCGCCGCGCCCGGAACCGCGTCCGCCGGGATCGGCTGATTGCGATGCTTCGATGTCCGCAGGTGGATCGTCGATCGTCAGCGTATCGGCCTGGTGGGCAACCCGCTCTTCGCCGTTCTCGCCGAAGTCGCCGCTCTTGAGCCGGTAGCCGTCGTCGGTCTCTTCGTAGACAGCGATCACCGCCGCCGGGCCGGTCTGTGATCCCGAGCCCTTGTAATCGGCGGCCGGGACGGTCTCTCCCTCGGCGTACGTCCGCCGGACTTTGCCCTGCGAGGTGCCCCACGTCACCCACGTGCCGGCCGTGAGGTCCTCGATCGAGGCGGCTTCGAGTTCCGAAGAGCCGCGCACGAGCGAGCGGAACTCGGCGAACACCCGGCCGGCGAAGCCTTCCGGCGTCCGGGGCAGGTCGGTGCTCGCCTGTAAGTCCATGTCGAAGTTCTCCGCGAGCGTTTCCAGGTAGGTCTCGAAGTCGTCGGTCGAGACCGAATCCGGGATATGTCCGCGGAGGTTCCAGGCCGCTTCGACGTTGCCTTTGCGAAGCCGCCCCTCGCTATCGACGACGGGGTAGGCGCTATCGCTTTTGGTGTCGCCGACGAGCAGGTAATGGCTCGCGAAGTCGTCGCTGTCGATCGCGGACTCGTCGAGCTTCCCGCTCGCCGTCCCGTCGTAGGTGACTTGGGTGAAAGACATGCCGTCGGCGGCTTCGAGTTCCGCACCGACGTCCCGGTCGTTCGCCCAGGCGGCGAGTTGTTTCGAGGGGCCCCACCGCGCGGTGTTCTGCGGTGAGGCCCCCTGACTGACGACCGAGAGATCGGTGAACTCGACTTCCTCGGCGATGTACGCGCCGGTATCGGGGTCCTGGTCGCCGAGTGAAAAGGCCGGGTGGACCGAGACGTCGTAGGTCCCGGCTCTGATCCCCCGGGCGATCTCCGGGTCGTGGGTGACGGCCTCGTAAGCGACACCCTGTCCGTCGACGAACCCCGCTTTCGTGACGTCGCCGATCGTCGCTTCGACCGGCGGGGAGGCCCCGAGGTCGTGTTCGGGGTGATCGACGGTGAGTTTGTTTCCGTTCGCCTGTGAGGCCGCGGCCCGTTTGAGTTCGTTTTCGGTGAACAGGACGGGCGTCCCGTCGGCCATCGTGAGGACGTCGTCAACACCGACGGCGATCCCCGAGAACGTGTAGGGGCCGTTCGCCCCCTCGCTGTCGAGGAGGTCGGCGTCGGCGCGAAGCGTGGCTGTGCGTGCAGGTGCGTAGGTCGTGTGCATGGGTCGTGTTGTTCCGAAGTATCAGACTACGGGGAGGAGACTACAACGACATTGCGGGTGTGCGGGCGGCTTCAGCGAGTAGTCGCCGGTGAGCGAGGGTGGTTCGTCCTTCTCGGCCTCGTACCGGAAGGTCTCCGTTCGGGCCTCGTCGGTCGTATAGACCGTGCCCTCTAACGCCTCGCAGATCGGACATGTGCGATCGTCGTCCGTCGCGAGCCATTCGGCTTCGACCGTCACCGACTCGACGCCCGCGCGCTCGTAGCGCTGGAGGGCGAACTCGTTGTAGTTCTCGATCGTCTCCGTGCGTGCGATCGTCTTCGAGCGCGTGATGCCGATCGCGTCGACCCGATCGGTAAGCCGGCGGGCCATCACGCGGGGGTTGACGCCCTCGGCGAGACTCTGGGTGAGTTCGCGCCTGATCGCCGTTTGCATGTCCTCGGTGACATCGACGAGATCGTCGAACGTGCGGGTATACGCGAGTTCGAGCTGATCGCGAGCGATGCCCTGGCCGAAGGTCGCTTCGAGGTCCACGGCTTCGACGTCGGTCCCGCGCTGGCGCAGTTTCGTCGCCGCGGCCTCCCAGCCACGCTCGGCCGCCGAGCGGATGAACGGTCCCGAGTAGTGAGCGCCGTCGCGGATCCGCGGTCGGGGCACGCGTTCGAGCACGCCGGCCTCGATCTGTTCGTCGAGCCAGTCGAGAAAGGCATCGACGAGGCGGGCCGAGCGCTCGAAGGGGAAGGGCTCGGCGGGATCGACGTCGTCGGCGTCGGCTTCGAGGGCGGCCGGCATACTCGGACCCTCGCGAGCGCCCTGGCGAAGCCCGAGGACGTCCCGCTCGTAGCCCACCGACGTCCGGATCGCCCCTAACAGCGCCCGGAAGCGCGTGGTGAACGCTCGGCGGAACTCGTCTCTCAGAACGGTTGTCCGCGTGGGATCGGTCGATCGAGTAGCGGACACGCCCTACCACTCCTCGGCGATCTCGGTGACGGCCGTGAGCCCACTCTGTGCGCTCCCGTCGTCCGGGCGGACGAGTAACACGGCGACGTCCGCGGAGTTGATCGGTGCGCGCTCCTGCTCGCCGGTGCTGATCTGGCCTTCACTGAGATCGTCGCCGGCGGCGTTGAGCGAGGTATGGAGGATCTGATAGCCGGCGAAAGAGGTCGCGCTCGTCGCCGCGGTTCGTGTGCTGTCGGGAAAGGTGGTGACGTTCGTCGTCCCCTCGATGATCGAGGAGCCGGCAGTCACCTGATCGGGCGTCCCGAATCCGCTCGCGTCCGTCAGGGAGGGGTCAACGCCGACGAGGATCGCCTCGCCGCCGGTGCTCGAAAACCCCGAGACCGTCAAGTTCGTGGCGGTAGCGAAGACGTTGTCCTTGGTCTGATCGAGCCGTAAGGCCATCGCGGGCTCGTAGCCGCCCGACCCGCTATAGTCGAGTCCGGTGTACCGCACTGCCTTCCGGCGGACGGTCGGACTGACGTCGGCCAGCGTCGCATAGCCCATCGAACCGACTGAGAGCTGCTGACCCGCCGTCGCGGCGTCGAGTTCCAGGAAGAGAAACAGATTCGACGCCTCGGTCGCTGGCTTGCCGTCGCGGGAGAGCCGAGCGACGACGTCGTTGAACTGCTCACCGTCGTCGGTGTAGGTCTTGACGAACCGGGCCCGGCCGACGTTGTACCAGTTCCACCAGACAGCGTCGCGCTGGGTGGCCGTCGGGTCGACCGGCGAACCGAACGATTCCCGGGCGACGATTCCGTCGGTCGCGTTCTCGATGATTGCCTCGGCGGTGTAGCCCGCCGTCGAATCCTCACCGGTGTACTCGACGTAGTAGCCATTCCCGGCGAGGTCCGAGACGCCCACCCGGACCACGTCATCGACGCCCAGCGTCGTGAGTTGCTGCCAGGCCCAAGACGCCACGGCATCGAAGCCGACGATATAACGGAGGCGCTCGGCTGTGCGGATCGTGATGCGATCGCCGGCCGCCGGTTCGAGGACGAAATCGTAGTCGCGATCGGTAGCTTTGGCCGTCTCGTCGATGTGCGTGCGTGTGCCGTTGATTTCGAGCCGATAGCGTTCCTCGCTAAAGGGATACGTTGGGGGGAGGTCGATCTGATTCGTGTAGCCCGTCAGGGGGCGGTAGAAGGCGTCGGCGGCTCCCATGTCGGGATCGTCCCAGAAGCGCGACGTCTCGCTGTAGAACTCGTAGCGACTCATGGTGAAGTATCCTCCTGGCCGCCATCGATGATCATGGGCTCTTCCTGGCCCTCGCCCTCGCTATCGCCCTCGCCGTTGCCGTTCCGTTCGGTCCCGTCGCCCTCCTCGATCCGGCGGGCGAGGTCCTCGACGGCCGCGGGTTCGATCGCCCGATCGTCTTCGCGCTCCGGTTCGGGGATCTCGCCCGATTCGAGGTACTCGCGCCACTCGTCAGTTCCCAGTCCGGGCAGGGCGGCCTGGGTTCGTTTGACGACCTGGGCGCGTTTCGTTTGGACGTCGGCCTGCTCGGTTTCGGAGAGTTCCGCAAGGGGTGGGAACGGCAGGTCATACCCCGCCTCACCGTGAGAGCGAACGACGCCGAAGCGAACGAAGTCCTCGATCAGGGGCCGAACGATCAGGTGGGCACACCGCCCGCGTTGGCGCTCGGCGATGTGACCGTACCACTCTCGGAGGTCCTCGCTCTTCGCGCGGTCGGCGACCTCCTTGCCCCGCAGGACGGACTTGGGCATCCGGGTCGCCGCACTGATCTCATCGAGCTCGGCGTCGATCACCGGGCCGGGATCGATCGTCTCGCCACCCAAGGCATCGATGTCGACACCCTGGGTTTGAATGTACGGCTGCAGGCCATGCAGATACCGATCGATCGATTCCTCCGCGCCCTTGCCGTCGTCTTCGTGGCGGTACTCGGGGTCGAGTTTCGCGTGCAAGCCGTAATCGAGCCCGCGGTAGGCGTGTTCGGCCGCCGCTCCGCGAACTTTCATGACGTCGAGTAGGTTGTTATAGACCGACTCCATGCGCGGCGCGCCTCGGACCTCGTCGTCGAGGAGGTGATCGGAGGGCAGGTGTAAGGCCCGCTCGTGATGGACCCAGAGTTCACCGGACGCCGTCGTGCTCGGCGTGCCAGCGGTCCCGTTCGTGTCGGGATCGAACAATCCGGTCCCGACGTCGGTATCGGCGTCGTCGCTCAAATCGATCTTGTAGCCTTGGGGCTCACCCCAGCGCTCGGTGTCGGGGCCGAAGGGAACGATCGTTTCGATGGAGTGTTCGGTGAGGGGTTTGAAGCCGGCGACGCGATCGGCGGGCGAGTCCTGTCGGGCGAGCGCCGAGGCGTCGACGGGATCGGCCCAGTCGCCGTTGTCGCGGTAGCGCACGAGCATCACGCCGAAGTCCCCGACCCCCGCGAGGCGATCGATGCGCTTGCAGTAATGCCAGAGGCGGCGCTGTTCGATCAGCTCGGTGACGTCTTTCTCGAAGGCGGTTTCTTCGGTGTCCTCGCCGGCCCGATCGTCGACCTCGGGGTCGTTGCGCCAGGACGCGTCGGCGGGCGCGTTGACGATCGTGCTCGCATACCCCCCACGGAGGTACAGGCGCAGGTAGTCCTCGACGTCCGGATCGGCCGGCCAGCCGAAGGTCTGATAATAATTCCGCTTGTTCCCGTGTGACGTTTGATGTCCAAGCGCCCCGGCGAGCGCCGCGCGTTCGACGAGGTCCTGGGTCTCGCTGGCGGTGAGTTCGTGGGTGCGCTCGGTTGCGGCGAGGGGGTCGTTTTCGGTCTCGCTATCGTCAGTGCTCATCGGGTCCCCCAGGAACTGCTAATGGTCTTCGTGTCGGGGTTCTCGTGAGTGAATAAAGCGTACCTGATTCCGTCGAGTGCGTGATCGTTCTGTTTCACCGGGTCGTCCGATTCGCCGTCGTCCTTGTAGCGATACTGACTGAACTCGTTGCGAAGGTTCTGACACGAGGGGGCGACCCGGAACTCGTCGTGGTGGGCGGCGACGGCCTGGATGCCCGGCGTGACGTCGTTTTTCGCCTTCCGGGCGTCGAGGCCGTCGCGTTGTAGCGTCTCGATGTTCGCCGGTTCGCTCGGATCGCAGTAGGCGACGCCCGCGCCCCAAAACTCCTGCATGTCTTCGAGCGCCCGGCTGTGGTCGTTGACCGTACAGCGGCGTTCGTACCACTCGTCGGCGGCTATCCACCGATCTCCCTGCCGGACGAGTGTGAGGATCGTCGCGGGGTTGTTATGGCCCCAGTCGACGCCGTAGATGACTTCGTCGTACTCGCCGGGTTCGGGAACCGCGTCATGAGCGAGGACGTGTTCGTCCGCCGAGAACCAGTCATACACCAAGCCCTCGAAGCCGGTGAACTCGCCGAGCACTTCCTGTTCGTAGAACTGGCCCTCGTACTGGCTGAGGATCTCCTCGGTATAGAGGTCGGGGAGGTGGGGGTTGTCCCGGCTCGAAACGCCGGTGACGAGGTTGACGTCGTCGAGCGCGGAGTCCTCGTCGACGAACGTGTGATAGACCCAGTTGAAGCCCTTGGGCGTCCCCGAGACGAAGGCATTGAGATAGTCGCCCTCTCGCAGTCGACCGACCATGACGTCCCAGGCGACCTTCGCGATCGTCGAGGGTTCGTCCATCCCGAACCACGCGATGTTCGGCCCCCGGAGGCGCTGGATCTTGCGTTCGTTATCGGCGGACTCGAAGATCACCGTCGAGCCGTTCGGTAGCACCCAGCGGTTCTTGCTGGGTTGCCAGTCGCCGATCTGGAGGTAGCCCCACTTCCGCAGCTCGGGGATCAAGACGTTGCGCAACGAGGGAACCGTCGGGACGACGACGACGCCGGTGCGGCCGACGTTCCACAGGTGAGTGTTGAGGACGAGCCGTTGGATCAGGCCCGTGGTCTTGCCCGCGCCGATGCCGGTAATGATCGCGTGATAGGTCGGCCCGTAGTCGAGGAACTGCTCTTGATAGGGGAGGTGTTCGAGGACCTTCTCGGAGGGCTGGGTTTCGGCGGCCGGCGTCGTCGTTTCGGTGAACGGGCCGGCGTCGTAGGGTTTGTAACCCGGCGGCGTGACGGCGCTCACTGTTCGTTCTCGCCGGAGGGCATGGCGTTATCGGGCACAACGAGCGGGACCGCTCCTTGCGCTTCGCCGAGGTCCTGTTCGCCCCAGGTCTCGGGGTAGCGCTGTTTGAGGACGGTGAGCATCGTCCCGGTGTCGTTGCTCTCCTCGGCGGTCTCCCAGAGCACTTCTGTTTTTTCACGCTGATCGAACCCTAACGCGCGCGCGAGACGCGTGCAATACTCAGCGAACACTCCCTCGTCCTGTTGCTCGCCGCGATTCATCCAGCGTCGGTGCGTACTGGGGTCGATTTCGTTCTCCCGACAGGCGGCGACGATCGGGACGCCGTTCTCGACGGCCGCCGCGATCGACTCTTGACGGTCGTAGGTAAGTTTCGTCGGTCGACCGCCAGTGCCGGGATGATCCCGTTCGGTCCCAGCGTGATGATCGGCACACGGGCCGGTCGTTGCCTCACGGCCCCACCCAGCCGAGCGCTGACACGGCTCGCCGGAGCTCGTCTCGGTCGATCCACAGCGGTCTCGATCGTCGC